AGGAATTGCTAGGGGAGACATCTGGCTCAACAAAATAAAATATGATAACGATGGAAACAGAATCTACAGCAACGTCTGTCTTGAGGTTTACTTGCCCTCACGCGGAACGTGCCTCTTACAGCACCTTAATATGTCTGCCTGTCGTATCGGCGACCTACGAACAGGTTTCCGTGAAGGCATGTCAGATTTGTGTCAGCTCCATGGTAGGACAGGGATTGACAAGTCTGGAGAATATCTTGCGCCAGATATCGATAGGCAAGTTGGATTCGGACTCTTAGGTCTAGCCAACTTTCTAGCAAATAACAATATTACATATGCCGAGTTTGGTAAGGCACTTGAAGCAACGAATGATGCTCAACCTTACGAAGGTTACGCAGGGTTAGCTGCGCGTGAACTTTACCTTGGCATACAAGAAGCAGCTAACATCGCAAGAGAGAACAACATGGTTAGAGCATTTGCCATAGCTCCGACAGCTAGTTGTTCTTATAGAAGTAGAGATCTCCATGGCTATACAGCAACTCCTGAGATCGCACCGCCTATAGCACGTACAGTTGACAGGGATTCAGGTGAGTTTGGGGTAGAACAAGTTAAATATGGCAACGTAGAAATCGCATCCGAAGTTGGATGGGAGAATTATAAAAAAGTAGCTGATCAAATAATGATCATGCTTAACAGAACTGGTTTGCTTCATGGCTATAGCTTCAATTCCTGGAGCGACATGGTGACTTACGATGAAGCATTTATCGAAGAGTGGCTGAAAAGTCCACAGACTTCGCTCTATTATTCTCTACAAGTAATGGGCGACACTCAAGATAAGTCTGATGCTTACGCAGCATTAGAACAGTCCGAAGTTGATGATTACTTGGCAGAGTTAATGAGCAACAAACCTGATGAAATTGCTTGTGACTGTCAACAATGAACCCCTACGAAAAATTATTAAATAGAAAAAGGAAATGGACACCAGTCCAGACTACTAAAGGAAAAGTTAAATATGGAGCAGAAGAAACCGTGTTCCGTGCTCTCGCAGTACGCAATATGGAATGTCCAGTTGGCGCGTTTGTATCTGATTCACTCTCTGAGATTCCAGAGAAAAGTAGAAAACTTTTGGAATCGAACATAAAAGATGAAGACAACCACGATTTAGCTCTTGGATATATCGCTAACGCACTAGGCGTAGATGATAAAGCTGAAGCCGAGGCATTACGCCTACGAGATGCATGGATAGAACATCCAGATCACACAATATTGAAAGCACTGGTAATTGAAAGAGCAATCTTTTTCGTAATACTGCCTTTCTTCCGGTTCAATGGTGATGCTGGATTAAGAACTGTCAGTGCAGATATATCTAGAGATGAACAGATACATGTTGCAACTAATAGCTTGGTGTGTACCGAACTGGGACTTACACCAAGTCCTTCTTTAGACAAATTAAGGAAGGCAACTATTAATTGGATCATGCAACCTTTAAATCAAATACATGACGATCAATATTTGAGCAAAAAATTTTGGCTCGATGCTAGTGATCGTTTGATGTACGAAGGTAAAGCACCAGAATTTAACGCCACCAAAGCTGCACGTATGCCAGCTTTTTTTGAACATGCAAACACAAATCTCCCTCAATACTCTTAAGCTTCACAACGAAAGGTTAGACAAGCTGCTAGTAAGACTTGAGGAAAACTTTGGATGGAAACCTATCCATCCTAAAGAAGACATAAACACAATTATGTACAGAGCTGGGCAATCCAGCGTAATCGAATATATAAAATCCATCATGGAGGATGAAATTTAATGTGTATTTTTAGTAGACCTAAACCACCACCAACTCCACCACCATTACCACCAGCTCCAGTACCTCCTTCACCACCACCAACTCCAGAACCTACTCCTGAAGCAGAAGTTAGACCAGTTAATCCAAATGTTAGAGAAGCACAGTCTAAGCTTGGAACTAAGAAAGGTAAAAAAGGAAGTACAGCAGATCTTAGAATTAAAAGAGATCAGAACGTAAGTGGATTAGAAACCAGTATTAACACTGGTAATGTAAGCAACACTGGAGGTCTCCAGTAGTGAAAGCACGTGAAAGATACAACAAGTTATCTAATGCTCGTCAAATGTTCCTAGATAAAGCAGTAACTTGTTCAGAACTCACGTTGCCTTATTTAATTGATGACGATATTACATCAAGACCAAACCATAAATCATTAGAAGTACCTTGGCAATCAGTCGGAGCCAAGTGTGTGGTGACACTGGCTGCAAAGTTAATGCTTGCAGTCTTACCACCACAAACAAGTTTCTTCAAGCTACAGGTACGTGACGACAAACTAGGACAAGAACTAGATCCACAAATAAGAAGTGAATTAGATCTTTCTTTCTCAAAGATGGAAAGAATGATTATGGATTATATAGCTGCAAGTAATGATCGAGTTGCAATACACCAAGCACTTAAACATTTAATTGTTAGTGGTAATGCCTTAATCTACATGCACAAAGATGGATTGAAAACTTTTCCACTGAATAGATATGTTGTCAATCGTGATGGTAACGGTAACGTTTTAGAGATAGTTACAAAGGAACTTATTAGTCGTAAGGTTTTGGACATTGAGCTGCCAGAACCACAGCCGAATACGGGTGTTGACGAAAGCTCTACAACAAATGATGATGTCACTATATATACATACGTCAAACTAGATAAACCTAGTGGCAGATGGGTATGGCATCAAGAAGCATTTGATAAAATCATTCCTGACACAAGAAGTACTGCACCTAAGAAAGCCAGTCCCTGGTTGCCTTTACGGTTCAATACAGTTGACGGAGAAGACTATGGTCGTGGAAGAGTAGAAGAATTTTTAGGAGATCTAAAATCATTAGATGGTTTAAGTCAATCACTAATCGAAGGAGCAGCTGCTGCCTCGAAGGTTGTCTTTTTAGTATCACCTAGTTCAACTACAAAACCAGCCACCATTGCAAAGGCTGGTAACGGAGCCATTGTTCAAGGTAGACCGGAGGATGTCGCAGTAATTCAGGTAGGAAAAACTGCTGATTTTTCAACTGCCGCAAACATGGCAACTGCTATAGAGAAAAGATTGCTTGAAGCTTTCCTTGTTATGAACATAAGGAATGCTGAGAGGGTTACAGCTGAAGAGGTACGCCTTACACAGTTAGAACTAGAACAACAATTGGGTGGCATATTTTCATTGCTCACAGTTGAGTTCCTAATACCTTATCTCAATAGAACCTTATTAGTTCTACAAAGATCTAATGAGATACCAAAACTTCCTAAAGATATGGTACGCCCAACAATAGTTGCCGGTGTAAATGCTTTAGGTAGAGGACAAGATAGAGAATCACTTACACAGTTTATTGGAACTATTGCACAGACATTAGGACCAGAAGCTTTAATGCAATACATAAATCCACAGGAAGCTATCAAGAGATTGGCAGCTGCACAAGGTATTGATGTACTTAATCTTGTCAAGACTGAGCAACAGATGGCTGAAGAAATGCAAGCTGCACAACAAGCTCAGACACAACAATCACTGGTTGATCAAGCTGGTCAATTAGCTGGTACTCCTTTAATGGATCCAACTAAAAACCCACAGATGATGCCAGAAGAAGAACCACCCGCTGAATAATTATGGCAGAAACACTTACAGTAAATACTGATGAATCCACACCGGAGTTAACTGCTGAAGAACAGGACTCCTTAAAGGTTGGTGAACAGATGGCCGAAGAGCAAGGACAATTACTTGCTGGCAAATATAAAAATGCAGAAGATCTCGAAAAAGCATACGTAGAACTTCAAAAAAAATTAGGAGACAAAGATGGCGTATCACAAGAAGGGCAAGAAACCCAAGAAGTAACAGATGAATCTGAAAGTGAAGAACCACAGGCAGAAAAAAGTGAAGCTGTTTCATTACTAGAGACAGCAAATGATGAGTACTTTGCTAATGGCAATACACTTTCAAAAGAAACATTAGATAAATTTTCAGAACTTAGCAGTCAAGAATTAGTGTCTGCTTATATGGAGTTTCAGAAAAATAATCCTGTTTCTAATACACAAGAAGTTGACGTTACTACAGCTGAGATAAATAAAATACAGAACTCAGTTGGAGGAGAAGCTCAGTACAACAAGCTAGTCACATGGGCTGGAGATAATTTTTCCGCAGATAAGATTAAAGCCTTTGATGATCAAGTTGGAACTGGAAATGCAGCTGCTATTCAGTTAGGAGTAGATGCACTTAAATCTGCGTACGAAGCAGCTAATGGATACGAAGGCAGAATGCTTACAGGCAAAGCTGCTGAAACCAGAGGTGATGTATTTAGAAGTCAAGCTCAATTAGTTAAAGCTATGAGTGACCCACGTTATGATAACGACCCTGCATATAGACAAGATGTTATTGCAAAACTAGAACGCTCAGATATTGATTTCTAATGAAAACTAAAGACCTTGATACGCTACTCGAAAACGAGTATGCGTACGAACCCCCTATACAAATTTTACCAAAACAAAAACTGATGACACCCGAAGCAGAAAGATTTAATGGCTGGGCAGCAATGCTTGGCTTCGTAGCAGCTCTTGGAGCCTACGTAACAACAGGACAAATAATTCCAGGAATTTTTTAAATGGCAGCAATCTCAATAACAAGAGAAAGCACACAATCAAATTGGCAGAAGTTTTGCGAGTGGGTTACTAGCACAGAGAACCGCCTATATGTAGGTTGGTTTGGTGTGTTAATGATCCCTTGCTTACTAGCTGCTACTACTTGCTTTATACTCGCCTTTATCGCAGCACCACCTGTCGATATAGATGGCATACGTGAACCAGTTTCCGGTTCTTTAATCTATGGAAACAACATAATATCAGGAGCAGTCGTCCCCTCCTCGAACGCAATCGGACTACATTTTTACCCGATCTGGGAAGCCGGCACTTTGGACGAGTGGCTATACAATGGCGGACCATATCAACTCGTTATCTTCCACTTCTTAATAGGAGTAGCAGCTTATGCAGGAAGACAATGGGAACTTTCATACAGACTAGGAATGAGACCATGGATATTTGTAGCATACACAGCACCACTATCAGCAGCTCTTGCTGTTTTCCTTGTGTACCCATTTGGGCAAGGGAGTTTTAGTGATGGTATGCCCCTTGGTATTTCTGGTACTTTTAACTTTATGTTCGTTTTCCAAGCAGAG